TTGGCAGAATGACTGTTTCTGCTGTGTCAATAATTTGATTTAGGTAAGTATCATCATAAAGAGAGGAACTTACACCCAATACGGATCGCAACTGAGTTGCGGTGATAATTGTTGGCATAAATTCCTCTCTTTGACTCCCATTTATAGCTGCCTACCAGCGGGAGCACCAGTAGGCATTAAGGGCTTATTTAGTTCTTGTTGAACCAAACTGCGCCACCAGCAATTTTAACTGCAAGTGCGCCATAGCCATAGTAAGCAACAGATACTTGACCAGTTGCTGTAATGTCGGAACGAAGTTGTAAGCGTGGGCTCTCATACCAAGTAAATGCATCTGGATTTACTACGATCATTGACTGATCTCCAGTTGTGTATCCATCTAGTGAGCGTGAAACATAAAGATCCAAGCCAGCAACATTTCCACGAAGTGATTGAGCAGAAACTGCTCCGCCTGCGTTTTGTGGTTGTGATGCATTGTAGATTGGGCGACCTGTGTCGTTGTAACCCATGATGTTACCCCATTGTGTGCTATTAACAATTAAGTTACGAGCAAATCCAAGTGAGCCAGAATAAACTGATGCAGCAGCAGCTGAAACATAAGATAGAAGTCCAGTTGATGTGTTATCAACAGCGGTAGTTGCTAATGCGCAAGAATTGCCTAAAATTGTTGCAGCATAGGCATCTGTGGTCTTTGCATAAGCATATTCCATTTGACGAACTAACTCATCAAAGAATGCTGGTGATGAACGATCTAGAAGTTCAACTGAAAATGTTTGTCCGCCAGCAAATTTCTTAACATCAACTGAAACGAATGAAGCTGCTTGATCGGTTGTATCGATTGCTGCTCCCTCTGCCTCAAGTGTTACTGTTGGAGCAGTTGTGATTTTAGGAATTTCAAATGTCATTCCTGATGCTGGTAGAACTCCGCGAGAAAGTGCGTCAATTAAACCACGATCAGCATTTGAAATGCCGTTTATGATTTCAGTTGATTGTGGAGTTGGGATTAAACCAGAATTGTTGCTGGTTGTGTCAGCAGCCATTACATACTGACGGCTTTCCTCTGAACCTAATGCAGCACGAACTGAATGCTCCAAGTAAGTTGCTTTTGAATTGATTGGTGAGCGTGGCTTTGTGTAAGCAACTGATTGAGTTGCTACTACGACCACAGGCTCAGACTTTGCAGCTTCTACCGCTTCGGTTGCGATAGGAGCATCTGAAGTTATATCAGACACTTTGTCCTCCTGTGTTGTTGTATCCTCAGCGGTTGCTTCGGAATTCTCTGGTGTATTTGTTGCAACTACCTTTTCAACTTTCGCTGATGCAATTGCGGGATCAGACACCAAACTGACTTCGTGTAATGAACTCTTTGAGATAACCATTGCGCCATCTTTGTTATCCCATGCATCAACCATTACGCCAACGGAAAATCCATCACGCAAACCTGTTGCTGCTTCCTCCAGAGCATCATCGGCTGCAAAAGTCTTTGCTAATTTGAATGTGCCTTCAAGACCCTGGTCATTTGCAGTTATATCAATTAACTTTCCTAAAGGTCTTGTTTTGTCATGCTCTAAAAGTAATTTTACAGGCTTTGAAAAATCAATGCTGTCTTTGGCAAATACAGTTTTGCCGGCTGATGTATTTCCAGCCTCATTCCAAGAAACAATAGTTCCTGAGATTGTGCGCTTGTTTGTATCGGCTGCGGTTATAGTAATTGGGAAGTTAATCTTCATCGGATTAAGTCCTCCTCCTCTTGGATTTGTTCGACACTCATTGCGCCGATGCGGTTTAGGATTTCATAAACTTGAGCACGCTCTAAAGCAGAACCTCTCAAGAAATCATCAATATCAAATCGAACTTCAACGCCATTAGGCACAAAATCCTGAGCAGATAATCTTTGCTCTATTGGTGTAATGATATTTCTCAAACTGAAGTCAATAAGGGCTTTGCGTTCCATAACAGTCGTGCTATATGTCATACTAGTAGTTTCAGCAGATAAGAATGATGCTGGAATTCCCACAGCTCTTGCAATTTCAGTTGCTAAGTATTGACGGGCTTCATTTAACTGCAATTTTTGTGGATCAAATCCTAAAGCAGTTAATTCAACATCAGCATTTAAAAATGCAGTTGCTCTAGTATTGCGTGCAACCTTCCAAGAATCTAAAAGTTTTGTAATTCGCTCTGGTGTAAGATTTGTTCCATTTGATTTTAGCACCATTGTTGGAACTGGCTCTTTAGCATATAATTCGGCAGCCTTTTCTAATTCTTGTGCTGCTCTAATTGTGCGACCTGCTCGATTCAATACGCCTTCATCTAATCCACTAAATACAATTAAAGATCCAATGCCTGATGCTGGAACATGCATTCCATCAACCATGTATGAAGTAATCTCGGTTTGATTTGCATTTAAGTTATATGTAACTCGATCAGGTGCAACTCTTGTCCATGCACGAACTCGACTATTATCTGATGCAGCATAGGAATCTAATACTTGACCATAAGCAACGCCATGAAATAATAAATCCTCTGCAATCCATGCATAAATTGCTGATCCAGCAACTCTTGGATCTGGTTGCATAATTACTCTATTTGGATCTAAATGTTCTTTTGTAAAATGATTGTAAGTTTCTAAAGGTAATGATCCAATTGTTGAGCAGATGATATTTCTTGCTCTTGCAACAGATGGAACTGACATTGCTTGTTCTCTGGTTGCAGTTTGTGCTCCGTAAAATAATCCACCAACAGCTGATTGCAAATTGTAAGGTGTATTAGCGGCAGCAACATCGGTTTGAATTGTTGGTGTCTGATTTGTTAAAAATCTATCGAATAATCCCATTAGCACATAATATACCATAATGTCCAAATTATCCTACTTGTATGTCAATCTCCGTTTCTGGTTGTGTCGCAAAATAAGTTGCTAAAGCCGATGCGACAGCTGCACAAACTGCCACTCGACTTGCTCGCCTTCCAATAACCCAACTGCCATCCCCAAATGGCAATTTAGCTGCTGAAAGGGTTTGTTGGGTTAGTTCATCCTGCCCACCATGTTGCAACCTATGGCTATTTATCGCCCCGAGCCATCGATCGCAACTTTCCGCATAGATTGCGCCATCCATGTCGGTTATGGGTATTCCAGCCGGAACTAGCCGACTTGCAACAGCTTGTGCAGTCCGCTTTGAATACGCCACAGTTTGAGTATTGTATTTTCTAACATATGGAGCAATGTCATTGGCTATTGCTAAATCATTTAGAGAATAATCATTTGACCAAGTGTGAAGTAAAACTAAATTGAATTTTTCTCCTGATAATTTCTGAGTTGCAACCAATGCGCCAAATTTACGATCAGGCGATAAATCTAAGCCAAGCCAAGTAGGTGCTTCAGGATCTAAAGGTATCGGATCAGTCTGACACAATCCCCATTTTTGTGCATCAATAGCTGAATTAATTGTATCTACCCATTGAGCCAAAACTTCAGTTCGCACAATATCCGGAGGATCATTAATAACCGCTTTAAGGTTGTCTGGGTGAATTGTGATTCCTAATGATGGATTGGCTTGAGCGAAAGCAGCCCAGTTCATCTCGCCTGACGGAAGCAAGATTGATGCATCGGGTTCTGCACTCCACTCAAACCAACCAATCGGGTCATCGGTCGTGGCTGACGCCAATGCCCTCTCACGCAATTTGTTTAGGATTACGGAATGTTGATCTCCAGCTGATGAATAAATCCAAACCTGTGGATTCTTAGCTGCCATCATGGAATATCTCATTGATGACCAAGCATCCTCATCTTTATATTCACGCAACTCATCAAGGTGGATGGTTTCAGGTTTTGATAAACCTCGAGCTGCATTGTTTGCAGCCTTTACAACAAATCGCCTATTGCCAAACAATTCAATTTCCTCAGCACCATGTTGCCATCGGATTTTCTTTACTTCCTTTTCCAGTTTTGGGTGAGTTTCAATAAGTCCAACAATTTGCCTAAAGGTTTCAAGTGAGGTTGTAAGTCTGTGAGCTGAAGCAAGTTGTAAGCCTTCGCCCCACACAAACATTCCAGTCAAGATCCGAAGCATCATTAAAGTTGATTTACCTTGCTGCCTTGCCATGATCAATCCCAGTTCGGAATGAGCCCATCTACCATCCGGTCTAACTTTGTGTCCATGAATGCAGACATATTTTTGCCATTCCATCAAGTTGAGCCCGATCTCAGCTGCAAACTCGATCATTTCATGACCTTTTGATGGTAAATCATTGAGTTTTGAATGAATACGGGGTGTTTGCACACCTCCTAATCCTGAATAGGTCGGATCACTTAAGATCTCTCCCGTTTGAAAGTTGATCAAATCGATCCAGTCTGATCGTGGGCGATCGAGGTGTTTTGTGGGTTAGAAAAGGAACG